TGATAGAGTTAATGTTAGAAGACTTTTCTTAACAATTGAAAAAGCAATTTCAAACTCTTCTATGTATTTTGTCTTTCAACCAAATGATAGAGAAACAAGAGCAAGATTGGTTGCCATGATTGACCCATTCTTAGCAGATGTTAAAGCAAGAAGAGGCATATATGAATATCAAGTTGTTTGTGATGAGTCTAACAATACTGCTGAAAGAATTGATAGGAATGAATTATGAGTTGATTTAAAAATTAAGGCAGTAAAATCTGCTGAATTCATAATTTTAAACTTCATAGCAGTTAAAACAGGTGTTTCTTTTTCTGAAGTTTAATGTTATAATATAAAAAAGGGGTGAACCAAAATTCACCCCTTATAATATTAAAAATAGGAAATTGTGTATGAAAATATGTTGGGATATATTAGAAAATGTCAAATTGTCAAAAACAGGCAATTTTTATAAATTCACTGAAAAGTATAGAAAAATTTTGTATTATTTTGATCATTGTGAAGTATGCCAAGAACCATTCCTTTCAATAACAAAAAACCCAAAACATTATTATTGCAGTCAAGAATGTTATAAAAACTCTGAATATTATAAAGTTGCCATTAAAATAACTGGAACTAATACAAAACCAACAAATGTTCTATTGAAAAGACATGAAATCATAGAATTAAAAAATAAACATTCAAGGCAATGGCAATTATATTTAACAAACAGATATCCCATTACTTTAAAAAAAATAAATGAATTTTGTGATGGGTTATCAATAACATGCCTTTCTCAAAAAACATATCATTATGTTAATAAATTAAAAGAAATTCCAATTTGTTCAGAATGTAATAACAATGCAACATTTAATATTCTTAATACTAAATGGGGTTATAATAAATATTGCTCTATATCATGTTCTGGCAAATCTAAAGATAGAATTGATAAAATTATAACCACAAAAACTAAATCAGGATATTTTGACAATGTTCATGAAGTAAATAGCAATAAAGTAAATAAAATTTTAAATTCAGATATTGAGATTTTATCAATTGATGAAGTATATAAAAGGGGTTTGGTATTAACACAAAAAAATGATTTTGATATTCCTACTATTAAAATGTATTTAATCAAACATGATCCTGCTTTATTAAAATCAATATATCACCATTTCAAAGATATGCCACATCCTGAAGTGTTTTATTTAATGAAAACACAACAAAAACATCCTCCTTTATGTATGATGTGTAACAAAAAGGCTAAATTTTATACATGTTTTGTAATAATGATTGTTATAGGACATACTATAAAAGACTTAATAGATATGACATATTATCTAAAATTATTAAAAACAAAAACATTCAAGTAAATGGATATTATGATTTTATCACAGGAAATGAAATACCATTAATATGTGATAAAGGTCATGAATATTACAAATCCTTTAGTAGTTTTTATAAAAATCCTGACTGTCCCATTTGTAATAATAAAAAATCAAAATATGAAATTGAAATTAGTGAATTTTTGACTAATAATTATATAAATTTTGTGGTGAATAATAGGTCAATAATTTCACCATTAGAATTAGATTTTTATTTCCCTGATCATAAGATTGCAATTGAATTTAATGGATTATATTGGCATTCCGAAGAATTAAATAAAGATAAAAATTATCATTTAATGAAAACAGAATTATGTGAAGAAAAGGGTATACAACTATTACATATATTTGAAAATGAGTGGGTGCATAATGAAGATATTATAAAATCAATAATATTAAGCAAACTGGGAAAATTTGAAAATAGATATTATGGTAGAAAATGTATAGTTAAAGAAATTGATAACAAACTTAAGAATGAATTTTTAATTGATAATCATTTACAAGGCAAGGATAGGAGTTCCATTGCATTGGGACTTTTTTATGAAAATGAATTAATGTCATGTATGACATTTGGTAGACGTAAAATTACAGGTGGTGATTCTAAATTTGAATTGATAAGATTTTGTAATAAATTAAACACACAAATTATTGGTGGTGCATCAAAGTTATTTAAACATTTTATTAGAAATTATAAATATAATGAAGTGGTAACATATTCTGATAGAAGATTTAGTATGGGCAATTTCTATGAAAAGATGGGATTTTCATTATCACATTGCTCCAGTCCCAATTATTGGTATTTTAATGCTGATGAATTGAAAAATAGGATACAATATCAGAAACACAAACTAAAAGATAAATTACAAACTTTTGATCCTACATTGACTGAATATGAAAATATGTTAAGTAATGGCTTTAATAGAATATGGGATTGTGGAAACTTTGTATATAAATATAATAAAAAGGAGAAATAACACATGGCAGCCGATGGATTTTTAAACAATTTCAAAGCAAAGGTAGGGGATTTATCAAGGGCATATCTCTTTTACATTAATATTCAAAATAGTGGATCAGGGGCATTTAACTTTAATGATCATAAATATTTGGTAAGATCTGCTTCATTACCAGAAACTACTATAGAACCAATTGTAGTCCCATTTCAAGGAATGGAATTTATGAATGGCACAAGTTCATAATTCAAAAACTAATCAACATGGAAGCCCAAGTGATTATTATCAACAGATTACATTAGAAATGCTTAATCCTTTTGAATCTTTTGAAAATGATCCAGCACCAGTATATAAAGTTGATCTATGGAACTGCTGACCAAGTTCTGTTGGTGCTTTAGATTTGGCATATGATTCTAAAGAGGTTTCACAGTTTTCTGTAACATTTCAATATAATTATCATCAAGAAGAAAGTCTATAAACAAACTATAGGGACAGGGAGTAATTACCTTGAAGGGGATATCCTATTATCCCCTTCTAACCTTTACTAACATTATATCTATAGGAGGATATACATGTCAAAAAAATATTCATATCAATATATAAAAGAACAAATTGAATCTGTTGAAGATTATAAACTTTTATCTAAAACATATAAAAGTAGTAAAACTAAATTAACAGTAAAATGTAATAAAGGCCATGTTTATGATGTTGCATATAGCCATTTTAAACAAGGAAGAAGATGTGCAAAATGTGCTAATGAAACCCAAAAACATTCATATAGTTTTGTAAAAGAACAAATTGAAAATGAAGGTTATAAACTTTTATCTGAAGAATATAAAAATACCCATACTAAATTAAAAATTCAATGTAATAAAGGCCATGTTTATGATGTTACATATGGTAACATTCAACAAGGTCATGGATGTGCAATATGTGCTGGAAATAAAAAACATACATATGAATTTGTAAAAGAATTTATTGAAAAGAAAGGTTATACACTTTTATCTAAAACATATAAAAGTAATAAAGATAAATTAAAGGTGCAATGTGATAAAGGGCATGTTTATGAAATTGGCTATAGCCAATTTCAACAAGGTCATGGATGTGCAGAATGTAATGGAAAGAAAAAATATTCATATGAATATGTAAAAGAGCAGATTGAAAAGGAAGGATATACACTTTTATCTAAAACATATAAAAATACCCATACTAAATTAAAAATTCAATGTGACAAAGGGCATGTTTATAATGTTACTTATAATAGTTTTAAGCAAGGGAGCAGGTGTGCAGAATGTAGTGGAAATAAAAAACATACATATGAATTTATAAAGGACCAAATTGAAAAGAAAGGTTATACACTTTTATCTGAAGAATATAAAAATGCCCATAATAAATTAAAAGTTCAATGTGATAAAGGGCATGTTTATGGTGCTACATATTGCCATTTTAAACAAGGACAACGATGTCCAATATGTGCAAATGAAAAAACTTCATCAAAAGGAGAAATAGAAATACAAGAATATGTTAAAACTTTAAATGTAAAGCAAATTAATAATGATAGAAGTCAAATTTTAAATTTATTGACAGGCAACTATCTTGAATTAGATGTTTATTTACCAGAGTTGAAAAAAGCAATTGAGTATAATGGCATATATTGACACTCATTTCCAGATGCTATAGAAAGAGATAAATTCAAAAATGAAGAATGTAAAAGATTAGGTATTGATTTATTAACTATACAAGAATGTGATTATATGGATAATAAAGAACAAGAAATGGAAAAAATTAAGCATTTCCTAAAATAATCATTGACATATACATGTATATATAGTATTCTATATTTAAGTTTGAAATAAATCTTATTTTAGGGGAATATTATGAGAGAAGTTGATATTAAAACAGATTTGTATGAATATGAAGTTATTGAAGAAATGTGCCAGAATACAGATCAATTTGATAATTATGTTGCTAAATTGATTAAAATAGGAAAAGCAATTGTTTATGTACAAGATGATTGTGCATATCAAATGACATTTGTTTTGGATTCATTTGAAAGAAATATCTGTATGGAATATCCTAAAGAATTTCTTGAATCTCTTGTATTAGATTGGACATATGAATGTAATAATCCAACTATTGAAGCATTGGCATGGGGAATCCAAAGTGTTGGAGATTTGGAAGTTAGTGAATATTATGAAGGGGAAGTTGAAATAATTAAGGAAAGTTACTATAATGGATATTTCCCCATAGAAAGTTTAGGTGTATTTTCAGAATATGCCGCTGCTAAAGCACATATTAAAGAGTTAGAATCAGGCAATTGTTATATCCTACATCATGGTGAACAAATGGCACCATTTTATTCTATTATAGAATATTAAACAAAATGCCTTGTTAATAAATTTTAACAAGGCATTTTTATATCTAAACTATGCTGTCATAGCTATTCTTTTATAAATATATACAATTATAAAAAGGAGAATTTGTTATTATGGGATTTAAAAATTATTTAAATGCATATGAATTTGAATGTGAATTGCCAGGGTCAGGGGAAAAGATTAAATATAAACCAATTACAACTAATCAAGTTAAAAGTTTATTGGTTTATGAGAATGAAACAAATCCAATTGTTATAGAAGAGGCATTTGATGATTTAATCAAATCATGTGTAATAACAGAAGGGTTTGATATTAATGAATTATTATTACAGGACAGATATTTTATATTAATTCAATTAAGGAAAGTAAGTAAAGGTGAACAGTTTGAATTTCAATTTACTTGTCCTGAATGTGGGTCTGATAATCTTACACATATAGATTTTAATAAGTTTAAGATCACAAAAAGGGCAGATAAGATAGAGAATAAAATTAAAATTGCTGATGAAATTTTCTTATATATTGATCATATTACCAGGGGCAAGCAAAAGGAAGCATATAAAAACATTGATAAGTCATTGGCTGCTAATATGCTTCAAGCTGAAATGGCATTTAATAGTATTGCGATGAGTATAATTGGGATTGAAACACCAGATGGGATTGAAACTGATTTAACTACTGAGGACAAGTTTCATATCATGGATAATATATCATTTAACATTTTTGATGATATTAAAAAGTGATATGAAGTGAATGATTTTGGTATTGATTTAACATATAAATATGGATGTGTGCATTGTAATTGGGTATCTGAAGATGAAAAATTGGAGATCACTTCCAATTTTTTCTAGTTAGCGTGTTTTGTGAAACCAGTTTACTTGATATAATTAAAGAACAATATTATCTATCAAAGCACGCAAACATACCAATATCTGATAGTCAAGGCATACCAGATTTTGAAAGAGAAGCTTATTTAAGTCTTATTATAAAAGATTTAAAGGCAAAACAAAAACAGAGGAAATAATGGATACAATATTAGCAGACTTTATTAAAGAGATATCAAAAGTTAGGGATCATATAAAAGATACTAATACCCAGCTTAATGAAATTAAAGGTAATTTAACTAATAATTCTGTTAATATTAAAACTGAAAGATCACAAGAAACTAAAGATAGAATTAGCCAGGGACTAAAAACATATCATAGAAATAAAAAAGAAGAAGAGAAAAAAAGAAAAGAAGAAATAAAAAGACTTAAGCAAGAAATGAAAGATAGGGATAAAGCTGCACAAGAAGTTAAAAAGGTAAATAAAAAAGCAACCAAAAAGAAAACAAAAAGCCCTACACCAGTTAAAAAACAAATAAAGACCGATGCGAAAAAGAAAGATGTTACTAATAAACATTTAGATAAAATCAAAGATCATTTAAAAGAGCATGGTCAAACATTCAGTCAAGGCTTTTCCAAGGTGGATTCCTTTTTCAGTGAAATGACAGCACCATTTAAAGAAATTGGTGATGTTTTATATGGTGGTTTTGATATGTTAAGAGGATCATTAGGACATTTACATATTCTACCAAAATTCTTAATGAAGGATGATAAGGAACAAGATGAAAATTTAGATGAATCAAAGAAGCAAACTGGCTTATTAAATGATATGCTTTCTTGATTTAAAAAAGAAGATTTAGAAGATAAAAGAAATAGACAACCTAAGAAAAGAGAAGGGTTTGGATTTCTTGAAGTTGCAGGGTTGATTGCAGGTGCTTTAGGTACTGCTGTTGGTGTTTTGCTGTCTCCTATTATATTTTTAAGTTCTGTTTTTGTTAATTTAGCTAAGGTGATGGGTAGTATATACAAAACAGTTAAAGGATCACTTTCATTAAATATAGCTAAAGTATTTGGACCTGAAGGGGTATTGGGTAGAATTGGGGTATTATTTGAAAAGCTTGCTAATACAAAAATAGGCCGGTTAGTTGGAAATGTTAAAGGTTCTATAGCAAATGTGTTAGGTAAAAATGGATTGATTGGAAAAATATCAGAACTTTTTAGTTGGATTGGGTCAAAAGTTACAGCATTTAAAACTACAATTAAATCTATAATTTCAAGTGAATCCATTTTTGGTAAATTTTTAAAACCCCTTGTAAAAATATTACAAAGTGCTGCTAAATTAGGTGGAAGATTTGTTAAGGCAATTCCTGTTATTGGTCAAATAATATGAATAATGGATATTTTATGAAAAACAATATCAGGTTTCTTTAGTGGATTTAAGAAAGAGGGTTTTATTGGTGGTATAAAAGGTGCATTGTCTGGTTTCTTTAATGGATTCCTGGGTGGGATTTTAAATTTAGTTAAGGATGTTATATCATGGACAGCAAAATTACTTGGATTTGAAGGGGTTTCACAATATTTAGATAGTTTTGATTTTAATACTATTTTTAAAAACATGTTAGATACTGTATTTGGTATTTCAATATTAGAAACCCTTGGTATTAATAAAATGTTCACTGAAATAGGAACATTATTAAGTGATGTTTATGATGCTGTGACAACACCATTCAAAAATTTATGGGCTAAAATTTCAAATATTAAAAGCACATCAACCGTTGATTTAATAGTATCAACCATTAAAATATTATGAACTGATTTAATAAGTGCAATGATTGATTCTATTACAGGTGGTATTGAGGCAGTTATTGGATGGATTAAAGAGAATAATCCATTTTCAATTGGTGGTATTAAAAAATTATTTAAAATGTCTGTAAATTCAAAGGATGTCAAAGAAGCCACTGTTGATATTGAACATTATAAAAAAACAAAAGAAGCTTTTAAAAAGGAAACAGATCCTGCAAAAAAGGAAATATACAAAACAAACCTTGAAAAAATGGAAGCAAAGATGTTAAAAACTTCTATAAAAACAACCAAGGAAAAGGATATTAGTGTTTTATTAAATGAATCAGTTTCCAAAACAATTCCAAAACAAGAAATAATGAAATCTGAAAAAGAAAAGAATGACTTTAATAGAAATAGATATCAACAACAGATATATAATGAGCAAGTAAAAATAGACAAATCCAATGCAGGTGATAATCAATATGGTATTTTTACTAAAGAAGCAACTGGAAGGAAAAAATCATTAGAAAAAATCAAAATGTTAGAATCAAAAATATCTAATATTAATAATGCTGAAAACATTGAAAAACAATCATTATCAAATAATAATACATCAGTTATTAATGGGATTGAATCTAATATTCAAAAACAAAATGATAATAAAGAAAAGGAAGCATTAGATAATACAAAAAAACAAAATGATATTTTTAATAAAAACATACAACAATATCATCAAGATATGAAAGAGCTTAATAAAATTGAAAATAATAACAATACAGTAATAGTAAACAGTGAAAGTGAAATACCAGATGAACCTGAAAATTTAGCTTTAGTTATACATACTAAAGCATGAGGAATAGGAGTATAATAATGACTATTGTATATTTACCAGATCCAACAATATTTCCAGAAGGTTCAGGCGCATCAGATACATATATTTGATTAGAATTGATTCCATTAAAAATATCAACAGTAGGACATCAAACATCTACAAGAATTACAACAACACCAGTTCCCAATGTTAATACTTATAGACTTTTATTACCTAGAGATTTTAATGAAACAATGAATCATCAATGGGTGCCTATGGCAAATACAAGTATGAAGATTGCAGAAAAGGCATCTGGTATTGAACAATCAATTGAACAGGGCAATGCAAGATTTAGAGTTGATACCCCTTTAGCATATAGTACTTCTGAAAATAGAAGTTTCACATTAATGTTTAATTTGGTATTTTCAGGGAACAGGTATAACACACCAATAGAAGAAGTAATCAATCCAATTAGAGATTTGCAATCATGGGCAGCACCACAAAAAACAAGGGAAATATATTCCCCAGTTGAACCAATTGAATTGCCATATGTTTTTAATATAAGGACAGTATCAGGGAATGGTCAAATTCTTAATATATTCAATGTTAGAACAGCAGCATTGACAAGTGTTCAACCTACATATAAATCACCATTTATAAATGGATATCCTGCATATGCAGAATTGTCATTATCATTTACAGACATTGAACCATATTATAAAACTTCTGTAAATAGAAATATTACAGTAACATAAAAGAATAAAATTATGATAACTACTTTAAATGAAACATATAACAAAGCAACTAAAAAAAGTCTAATAAACAATTCACAATTAACTGCTTTTAATCTATTAAAAGATAGCCAAAATAATAAATTTTTTAATATTTTTAGGGCATTTATTTTACATGATTTGGATTTGACATTTTTTATATTGCATGAATCTGATGGTGGTGAACGATGGGACAATTTATCCAATTTATATTATAAAACTCCATATCTATGATGAACAATTCCAATGGCAAATAAAATTGAAAATCCATTTGAACTGCCAGAAACTGGAGAAAATCTATATATTTTAAAACAAGAATATATCTATAATTTATTAACTGAAATGAGAAAATAATGGATACAAAACAAGATATTTCAGAATTAGGCATTAGGATTTATAGTTTTAATGGAAATGTATGAGATAAGACTATAATTGATTCTAAGAATGTTAAAGAATGTTATTTCATAGAAGATATATTTTCTTATACTTTAACTGGTAAATTGATATTTGAAGATACAACTGGTATACTTGATACAGGTGGTTTAGTATCAGGCACTTCTGTTTGAATATTCTATGGTGATGGAGTTGTTAATAATTCAGATAATCCAGTTAATAGTAGTATTGAATTTAAAATATATAGAATCAATAAAATTACACCAAATAGAGCAGATAAATTTAAAAACACATCAAATAATAATATAATTGAATTAATTTTAGTTGAACCACACTTTTTTAATTTGATAGGTCAGAAATATTCAAAATCTTGATATGATGGTGATAGGGGTGTTTCTATTCCAAATATTATGGAAAATATTCTAACTAAAATGGTTGGATGAGACAATTCCCAAATTCTGTTAGATTTAGATATTATATCACATAAAATTTCAGGCAGGGATAGAATGAAATTTGTGATGCCATATTGAACACCATTACAAGCACTTAATTGATTGAATGACAGATATGCAGTATCTGATACAGATGGATATGGAACACTTTGCTATAATACAGTTAGTTATGAAAATGGTGAAGAAGTTAATCATATTAAATTTGATACGTTAAATAAGATGTTGGCACAAACTGTATTATTAAATGATCCTGGAAATGGTGTTTTTACATTAGAAAGTGGTTCCCCATTTGATTATAATAGAATATTAAGCTATAAAATCCATGGAATGGATATGTTTAATAATAAGCAGTTACGTGGTGGACAAGTGCTTGGTTATAATTTTGAAGAAAAAAAACTAATAAATGAATTATTCCAATATTCTGAATTTAGAACATCAGGGGATAAAATAGAAAAATATAAAGAATATTTTAATAATAAATCATATTCATTGGCAGATAAAATAACAACACTGGGCAATTGAACATTATTACAATCAACAAATGAAAATATTGAAGACACTGAAACTAAAATTGAATTGACAGGGGAAAGTGATCCAAATGTAATTAGAAATTTAACTATTAATAAATGGTTTAAAAGTTATTGTATGCAAAATACATTGTCTATTGTTGTAAAAGGACATGAATCTAGACATGTTGGTGCATTAATTAACATTAAATGGCCACCCACTAATAGTACAACAGCATCATATAATCAAAATTTACATGGTAATTATTTAATTAAGAGCGTTACACATCATTGAAGTGAAAATAATAAACCATTTTATAAACAAAAATTGAATCTTATTAAAAATGCATATAATTATGATAACATTACATCTGATATTTGTTATGAATCTAATAAGAAAAATGTTCAAACTACATCTTCAGTAATTGGGAGTTCTTAATATGATAAAAACAGAATTACAATCAATTCAACCTGATCCTACTAAATTATTTGGAATATATCGTGGTGTTGTTGAAGATAATTCTTCTGATCCTGAAAAATCGGGTAGAATTAAAATTAGAGTATTTGGTGTTCATACTGCTATAAAAGTTAAAACTGATATTGAAGGGATTCCTACAAAAGAATTACCTTGAGCAGAACCAGCATTAGGAATATTTGAAGGAGCTATTAGTGGAAATGGTGCTTGAACTATGCCATTGCAAGGCAGTCATGTGTTTGTGTTTTTTGAAAATGGACATCATCAACAACCAAGGTATTTTGCATCAGCACCAGGAATATCTAAAACACATTTAGATGAAACTGAAAATTTGGGATTTTGTGATCCAGAAGGGGAATATCCTAATCTGTTTAATCAACCTGATTTAAATAAATTAGCAAGAGAAGTTACTGAAGATACTATTGTTGAAATAAAGAATGATAATAGAAGAAGAAACATACCAACATCAGCAGGTGGTCATTGAGATGAATCTGAATCACCATATAATGCTGAATATCCACATAATACTGTAATAGCATCCCATGGGGGCTTAGTTGTTGAAATGGATTCAACTGAAAATGAAGAAAGATTTCATTTATACCATCCTTCTAAGTCATATTGAGAATTAGATAAAAATGGCAATTTAAACCAAAGATTTACAGGTTCACAACATGAAATTATAGATAAAGATAAAAGACTTTATGTAAGATATAATTCAACAGAAACCATTGGTGGTGGTAAATATAAATTAATAAAGGGAAATGAAATTGTTAAAACACATGGAAGTCAAGATGAACAAATATCAGGTAAAGTATATAAAAGTGTTGGCTTGGATGAAGAAGTTGAAATCACAGGCAGTAATAACATTTCAGTGAATGGTAGAATGAACATTGGTGTTGGTGGTGGTATTAGTATGGATGCACCATTTATTAATATAAATTGTCAAGGATATCCACCAGGAGGAAGTATAGGAGGAAGCAATTCAACACCAAACACAGATAATTTATTTTCAGTAACAGTAAATCCAAATAATCCAGATTTAGTGATTAGGGATTTCAATCCAAATTATGATTATCAAAGTAATCCAATAGTTATCCATACTCCAGAACATTCTGATCAAGGACAAGATTATTTAGTATATAATGGTGGAAGTTCTTGATTATCAATAAATCAAGATGCATATAGCATTGTATCAAAGTTATAATATACCATCAGAGGATTAAAATGGAAGATTTAAAAAATGTTATTAAAGTGTCTAAAAAATATGAAATTGCTGGTTTAAATTTCATCATTGAAAATGTGGGCAGCAATTTTAATATTGTATTTGACAGTAATATAAATATAGGCATTAATGGAGAATTGGGCATTGCAACTACAAAAAACATCAATTTTGATACTATTGGAAGTAAATTCTATATTAACTCAAGAAAATCAACATTAATAAAAGATTTACCAGAATCTATTGAATATAGAAAAAAGCAAGAAGAAGAACATAAAAAACATCTTGAAATGTTGGATATGGAACATAATACATTTATTGATAGAATTGAAAAATTAGAAAATGAAATAAAAGAAATTAAATTATTAATAAAAGGAGGAAACATATGCCAGGCATTGCAAGATTAAATGACCTGTGCTCGTAGTCTGGGCATGGATGTTATCCACCAAGGGAAAATATACAAGCATCCC